GTTATGAAAAATGCCATATCTCAAACCTGTTTTCTCGTAGAGCTTTTTCTTGAAGTCTTTCCTCCGTCGATAGTGCATATATCCGAGACTTTTCGGGTGCGATCGATGATGAACAATTTTAATCTCCGGTGCGTATGCCACCTTCCAATTTGTGTGACGCTTGATGTTTATAAAAAAGGCTACATGAAGCCCCCCTATTTTTAAGTCATCATCCCACCTGATATCAGGAACATTTCTTATCATTAGAAATTGACGAGTATAATCAGCATAATAAAACTTGATACCATCAATCTCTTTCCATTCGGGATTTTCTATGGGAAATCGCCAGAACATTTCTTTCTCTTTATTTATTAAAAGCCTGCTTCCTGCCGTTCCCGCCCTTCCCTTGGGCGTAACGGGCTTACCCCCAACAATGCCAATGCTCGCATCAGATTCAAGGACAGACTTAAATTTCTCAAGCTTTGTTTTCCTGGTGAACTCAAAGTCATCATCTATTATGACAGCATATTTAGTCGTTGCGATATCAAGGGCAGCGTTTTTTGCGTGCGACGCCCCACTATCAAAAGGCAATGCTAAATATCTGCATTTATAGGTATTAATCAGTTCCCGATTCAGCTCGACATCTGGCGCCCCGTTGTCGCTCACAATAATCTTTATTTCGGGATAATATTTTCGGATGCTCTCAACACACTTTTTTAGGCAGTCAGGTCTTAAAAAAGTCGTTATAATTATCGTTACGTCTTTCATTTCTCTCCGACCACAATCACATTCTTTATATCAATAAGGCAATCACCATCTCGCTCCTTCATTTTATAGGCCCGCTTGAGATTATCGGAACCGCTTACATGAAGGGCATATATCTTATCTTTCACGTCATCAGGCAATCCGCTCTTCTCCAACCATGTCCTTACGCTGAACCCTCTTATCCAAAGGGCCTTCGAATCCACGAATGTAAATCCTGCCGTCTCTATCAAATTAGTTAAATGATCCTCAATGAAAACATTCCTCTTATCCTTGAGTTTGAATATTGCCTCGTATTCCGTTCTCGTCTCGTCAGAGGGTGGAGTGCGTTCCCCGATAATGATTCTCCCGCCTTTCTTTAAAACCCTGTAACATTCATTTGCGGCATCTTGAAGCCCTTCGATTATGTGATGGAAAACATTGCGTGCAATTATCTTGTCAAATGAACCATCGGGATATGGTATGTCCCGTGCGTCACAAAACATGACGTTGAACTTGCCATTACATTGAGCAATCATTTCTTTCGAATTATCAATTCCCACAACCCTTGAAGCAAACGGCAAGATTGCTTCTGCTACAAGTCCGGTGCCAACGCCCACATCAAGGATCCATTCTCCCCTCTTCGGTTTGCAAACCTTAACAAGTGCAGAGAGATAAGCAGGATCGTTGGCCCATTTGAATCCACGATACTGCGATGCCCGATCTTTCCAATATTGCTGTTTGTCTGTTCTTATCATGCGAATCCCATGTCAATAGCCTTGCTGTCCCGCCAGAATTTATAGCCTGGATTAGGTTCTCTCCATTCTTCCCCGTAGCGTTCCATCAAATACTGCTCTGGGGGATTCGGAAGATAGCAAATCCTATCCTTAAAGGACACTTTCTTTAAATTACCAAAAAGGTGTTTACTGAATTTTTCGGGCTTATAAACTTTCCGTAATGATTGTTCACTTTCCCGCCCACGAATAGGATGCCAGAGATAACCATCCTTTTCGTAATAGAAAAAGATATCGAGTTTTTCGGGTCCCGTAAACCCCAGGGTCACTCGATTTTCCTTATATGTCCTACCTTTTGAGAATTGAAATCCCGCCTGAGCAAAATCTATAATAAACTCAGTCCATAAATTCGCATGGGTAGATAAGAAGCCAATATCCACGTCATCTGTCGGGGCAATGAAATCGCCCTTCCTTACCACAGCCAGGCAGGTTCCAGCATCTAGCCACCATTTACATTCGTAACCCGAAATGATGTCGATTATCTGTCTGAAAATATCGTCCTCGGTCATTTTAAGCACCGCGTTTTCTTTCTCAGCTCTCTTTTTTCTCTCAAGAGTGCCTGATGATCTCTTTTTATGGCCATACGTTCAGGGCTTCCAGGCTTGAAAATCGCATTCTTCGTTGCCCCATGTTCATGATAAACAAAACAATTCAAACCAACACCCGTCCTAAAGCCCGCCAGCCTTGTCCTGTCACAATAATCATCATCATTGCCAAGAATAAAAAATCGCTCATCAAGCAGGCCGATTTTCTCCGCAACCTCACTTCTCACAACTGCACAGAACATGGAAATGCTACTTACGGTGTTGCCAAATCTTTCTGGCAACTTATTTATCTGTTTATCGTAATCGCCATTGACAGGTAATCGCCATTTTCTGGTAGCAAAATCTGCCCGACAGATAGGTGAGCCTATCTTGTCCGTCAGCGGCGAGAGGATGCCTACGTCTGGATTGTTTTCCATCAGCTCAAGAAGCTTTCTGAGCCAGCCATCGGTCACCACCACGTCGTTACTCAGGGTCACGACATATTTGGCATTCGACATAATAATTCCCTGATTAATCGCCCGCGCATAGAAACGATTAAACTCAAACTTATGGGCTATGTGATTGAATTCCTTAACTTTTTTTCTTACTCTATCGTAATGTACGAACTCAGAACCATTATCTATCCAGATAAGCCTAAACGAATGGTGTGTATTCTTTTTCAACGCATCAAGGCACCTGAGGCTCATCTCTGAATTATTGTGGGTGAGGAAAACAATATCTGCCCGCTCCCAAGTAGGAAGAACGGACTTTTCCCCAGCATCGTCACCCTCGATATTGTCTCTGCTGACCGAGAAATTTCGCAGTATTCGAGCCATGCCCCCAACATCATAGACATAGGATTGTTCATCTTTCTTGAGATTATCCCGCTCTTCTTTGCTCAACAAGTTAAGCTTACGGTTCTTTTTTAGCCTTGATATATTATCCTCATGGTTTATAACACATACTCTATCGGCAGGAAGCTCTACCGTCTCGGGAAGTTTACCGCCAGCAGATCGGTGGGCAAGAAAATGCTGTGATGCAAATTTATCATAATCCTTATAGATTGCTTTCGGGAAAACATGGGTAATGAATGGCGGTGATCTCTTGTGATGTACTGGGCGAAGATAGCAATTAATTGTATCCCAAAAGAGATATTTTTTGAAAATTAAGCATCTTCGCTCATCTGTCATAATGACATTATCTCGAACGTCTGCCATTGCTTCTTTATGGAAAATATCATCGGAGTCGAGACGGGTTATAGCAATGTAATCTGTATCTATTTCTAAATATTTTTTTATCCGCAATCCTGGTTTAGAATATTCTGGGGCAGTCGTTATCGTCCCCCCGTCCCCCTCTCCATAACAAAGCTCAATTCTTTTATTCCACTTGAGTTTGGACGTATATTCCTTATGCTTATTGCCACAGATAAGGAAAATGCGGAAATTCTGGAATGTCTGATTCAGGAGACTCGGCAGGGTAAAGCGATTAAAAAGCTCGATGCGCTTTTTTACCCACTCCAATGGCAAATCCAGATTATACTTATCCCGAGAAGGTCGCTCGATGTCGAGGAAAATCTGCACAATGTGGGTTATCGTATTCATCCGATTCCTATGTCCTTTTTCAGTACTCGTCCGATCGCCTTGACGATTTCATTCTCTTGAGAGAAAAAGGCAGGAAAAAGATACGCCCTACCTTCCATGACCTTCGTCCCGAATTCCACGTAAGGAGCATATTTAACGTCTGACCCAACTCTTGTGACAAGAAGCGCAATGTCACTGGGGTCTACTGTTATGCTTCCCCTCAATCGTCCCGTATCAACAGGAACGTTATCCTTCGCAAGCGCTTCAACTTTAAATGCTCCCTCTATTAATTCCTGCTTTACCTGCTCTTTTTTCTTGAACTGGTATTTCTTAAGCTTAGAGAGCGCCTCGGGAATACCGTTCACTTTTATCGTTATCTGGTCAGCCATTTGCTTATCTTTAATAATGGGCATCTATATAAAGATTGTAATCATCTTTAAACTTGTAACACCCGAAAGCTTCAAGATATTCTGATTCGATTTCTCCGCCGTTCCACGATCTTTTAACCGTATTCCATCCGTGTTTTTCAAAATAAACATCTTCAATTCTTTGATAATAAACAATTGCGTCATCTGGAATTTTATGTTCCTTTATCCATCTTTTTAGTTCACCGACCGTTAATTTCATAAGATAATTTCTCCTTATTGCTATTACAGCCTCGTTATCTCCGTTACGGCAAGCTGAAGATATTTCTCCTGTTCACTCCAATTCTCGACAAGTGTTATTTCGAACTGCCGGCTGTTATGGTAAATACGCATCCCCTCTTTTATCCCGCTCCTGTAAACAAGATAAACATAATAATCGGGGTATGTGACCGTTTTGTCATAAGCAAGAGCCTCTTCCGCCTTTGGAAGCGACTCGAATCGGCAACGCACATGAGCATAGAGAATGCTCCATCCAATCACCGCTGTCGTATAGCCTCCCATACCATCATCAGTAACGCCCAGCGTTTCCTGCATTATCGTGCACTTAGAATCGAGGAGATTTTCAAGGCTCACGATGATACCCTTGATTTGAATAGATTAATTTCCTCCATCAGTCCTGTCCCTGCGAGTGCTTTCTCTGCCTCGCCCATCGTATAGGCATAAACTCGGCCTATCTTTTCGCTCTTCAATCCCACATCCTTGTCTTTGCGACTATATCTGTACTTCACGAGTTCGATAATAATTTGCGTCAAAGCTGGAGGAACGATCACATAGCCCCCCATGTACGTAACAAAGATATTCCGCCAACCCCAAATAAAGCCAGATGACAAGCGGAGAATTCCGCTATCATAATCACATTCATATCCGTCTATCGGTTCATCGGGAATCTCAAGATAGGCATATTGATTGAGTGCATAGCGGTTAAGTTTCCTGAATATCTGGCTTGAGGGATAGCTATTATAGGTGGAATTGGCTACCGTGGCCGTCCAGCCCGCCAAAGCGTTTATGGCAGTAGCCATCGCCAGAAGTGTCGGTTGTGCCACGAATGTAATCTCTAGACCCGCTGGGTTCCCGTCCACGACAAGCGTAACCCCCGTTGCCGAAACCTGCATATAGGCGTTATAGGCCGTGGTAGATGTATATCTGACCCTTATTGCATTGACCTTCCCACTTGAGATTTGCGTCACCTCTGACACAGGCCAATTCCTGAGGAATAGCTTTTTCACTCCCCCATCATACCGTTCATGTGTATATTCAGTGCTTTCAAGTTTTCGCCTGCAGAGCCGATCTAAGAAGTCCTCGGCACGGGCTATAAGCTGCCCAATAAGGTAATCGCCCGTTATCCTGAGCGTCACTTCGTTTGCCGCACCTAGAGCATTAATCTGTCCCGTCTCAAGTAGGTCTATAGAAACAGAGCTTGAATGACAATAAATGCCTGCCTCCCAGCCCGCAACAGCATTTATAGCAATTACAAGCTCACCCACCGTATCGTATGCCGCAAGCGTCAAATCCCAATTCGCATCGGTCACAGCATCGTGGATGAGAACCAGGCGATCAAGTGCCACTTGAGCGGTTGCCGTAGCCGCTGCACCAGAGTAGTAGACCCAGAATGCGTCCTGCTCGGCATCGTGACCAAGATAGGATAGAACATCTTCAACTGTTACTAATGCCATCTCATTTCTCCTTTACGGTATAGATCCGCCCACTTTGAAGTCTTGTCGTTTGCCGTGAAGTTTCCAGGTGGGTTTCTCCACATATGCCTGTAATTTCCATATCCCAGCATTATTCAAATCTCCATCTTTTGTCACATAGGCGATACTCGTGGAGGATTTTGCACTGGCAACCCAAGCCCCTACGGTCCCGTTAGGTCTTTTGAATTTAATTTTTCTCACAGTCGCACCGCTGATATCCGTTCCAACATCAAGTACAATCTCTACCCCTATATCGTCTTTATATGCGTCATATTCTACGGCCATTTTCGTCTCCTTATGGCGGTGTTATTTTTGAGGTCAGCCTGATAGTTTTTTTGATTCCTGCTTCAAATTTTTGGGATTGTTTTGTCAATTTCCCTCTCAATAATATTGTTTTGATTATTTCAACGGTTGATTGACAACCAATTCCAATAATTGAGCCACTGCCAGATATTAAGATTGATTCTGATGATTTTTTTTCAGCTATTCCCTTAAGGGCACCACTGCTGGAAATTAAACTAATTCCAAGGGTTTCTTTTTTGCTAGTTCCAGCGAGTGAACCATCACCAGAGATGACGGCAACGCCCTCATGTGCCTCACTCTCTTCTTTTGTGCCAGATACGGTTAAGGTGCCATTCCCAGATATTAATGCTTCAGCAAGAGTTGCCTTTTGTCCCCCAGAAACTAATATTCCAGCCCCCGATAACATAACGTCTACTAGAACGTCCTTCTCTCCAACAGTAGATAATGTGCCTCCACCAGAAAGAATCGCAGATCCAGAGTGTGCCTCTGTGCTTGTTCCGATTGCAGTTAGGTTACCAGCTCCAGAATTTATAAATATTCCAGAGGAAGTCTTTTGTCCTTGGGGAACAATAGAACCAGCCCCAGGAATTCCAAGGCTTCCAGTAATGGATTTTTCTCCCGTAGATGAAACTATCCCAGTGCCGGAAATGATGCCCATACCAGATGTTTTTTTTGTCGCCTGGACATCAAGGTTTCCTGTCCCCGAAATGGATACTGCATTCTCGCCACCTTTAGTTCCAGTGGGAGCTATATTTCCATTACCCGAGATTCCAATAGCTTCAAATGCTTTTTTTATGCCCTGAGCAGAAATAGCGCCGTTTCCAGATATTACTGCTTGTCCTTCATGTTCTTCTGCATTTGGTGCTCCAGTAGCCAACATATCCCCGCCACCAGAAGCAGTAAAAACACTGCTTGATTCCTTTACCCCTGTAACAGAAGGCGATCCGTTTCCAGATATCGCAGCTATGCCAAAAAACATAACCAAGCCAACAACTGCGAGAAGGCCTGTCCCCGATACCGCACTACCCCCCTTGCCACCCTTCTTGGGCGTTCCACTCAGTGAGCCATTCCCAGAAATTGAGCCTGCGCCAGAATGCTCTTCTCCAACCAAATCGGGAACATCTACCCGTATCCAGGAGACATTCTGTCGTTGATTTTTCTGCGTGGTAACGGCCGTGACTCGTACCCCGAGGGCCGTATAGTCCGTGATATTCGCTGCCTCCGCCTCGCTGAGTGTCATATTATATTCAGCAAAAGCGGTAGTTAGCACCACGTCTCCACTGTCTTTAATTACAACAGCTCCCTGCATCAGCTCGTATTTGAATGTCCCTGTAACGCCAGTCTTTGCTCTAATTCTGATAATGTGATCAGTATGGACTCCTGGGTCTGTGACGCCAGATAGACCTATCGTGAATGAATCGCCCGTTGCGGTCTTCGGCGAGGCCAGAAAATCAATATCATCAAACGGCTCTTCATCAATCTTTTCCCAGAGCGGTTCGGTAGTCCACCCTCCGGGGTTCTCAATATCAGAAGAGGGTCGTGCGTACTGCAATTATTTTCTCCTGTCTTTACGCATTTAAGTCCAAATCTCCATCGGTCAAAATATGGGTGCCCTGGCTGGCAAACGCTTCGTTTACTATAGGCGCAGAAAGATAAAACACCCCGCCTGTAATTGCACTCCAAAGCCCCATATACTTAATGGTTTTTCCCGCGGGAATATCAAATACGGGCTGGTTCGAACTATCCATGATTCCGCCCGTCGCTAGATTCCAGGTAATAGCCTTCCTTGCATATGAAGGATTGCCACCGCTCAATTCATTCTCTCCCGTAGTTCCGGGGTCCCCATCATGAAGCGAAGCATAAACAGCAAACCCCCCAAGTGCATCGAGCATCGCATTTTTAGCCTCAACGCTGTAGCCGGCTTCACCAAACAAGAATTCAAATGCCCCGATTGCAGGATATGTTTCTTGGGGAACAGCGACGCCATCATAATCCTTAGTCAATCCGACATCTTGCCCTACGTTTCGACAGGGAGAATCAGATTGAAGGTGAAAATCACCAGCTACAGGATTAACACATTTCGGGTCAGAAGCGATATTATTACTCCAATAAGCATAAGTTGTGTTCATATATTCTACGGTTCTCGCTCCCTGATCTGAAACAGTATCGGAAGTCGCTGAATCCCAGATACAATTATCCTCAAATGTAAATGCCGCCCTCGCATTCGGGTCAAGGAATCCTACTTGATAGTGATTTATCTCATCGTTGTTGAAAATGAGGTTATTCTTTACTTCAAGCCCCACTCCAAGCCCACCGTTATTTCCCCAAAATCCATAGCCTTTTGAGCCATAAATCACGTTATTGTAGAATTTAATGTTTGCCGTAGTAAATGAAGGATTATAGTAAATCTGCATCCCTCGGTATTCGCTATTCTTAAAAATGTTGTAATAAATCTGGTATCCATCACCCGTAAATTGGTCAGGTCCATGACAAAGGTCATTCCCATAACCTGCATTTCTGAACATATTATATCGGATGTGCGTTCCAGGTCCTCCCCCAATAGTTTCAATAGTTCGCCCGTAATAATTACCACCCTGTCCGTCAGACCAGCAATCATTATGTTCAACGATGCTGTTTTCAAGCTGAAGCGTCATTCCTGTATGCGATCCTCGGCTAACCTCACAATTTTTTATCGTCACATACGAACCCGCTATCTCAAAAACATTATTATGCCTTGATCTGTTCATGCCATGAGCGATAATGCCATCTACGGTTATATAGCTTGTCGAGATAAGGCTCGGCGTAACTATTCCAGTTGTGCTTATCCCCCAAATAATGCAATCTATAAGGTCAATATGAGAATTTGTACCAACAAATTGAATGTTGTCCAAAGAAGCATAGCGGAAATCCATATTGTAAAATTTTATGTAGCTTTTATCGCTAATTTGGAGACAGTAGTTGCTTTGCCCTCGTTCTATTTCACTGTAATATGAGCTTGGGTCGCCAATCGAATAAATATACATCCGATTTGCCCCACTATCCCGATACCACCTATCCGTTGATGTTATAGAATCTTCATCTACAGCTTTCGTATAACACTCTCCATCAAGGGCGAGGATGCTTGGTTCAAAATCAAAGCCATCTTTGTAATAAGTGTTTCCAGCGTATAATGTCCACCCCAATAATTGGTCGCTTGAAGCATAAATTTTCGGCAAATCTCCAGCACCGTAATAATCATGGACAAATGGATGACCTGATGTACCATATCCAGCAACAACATAGTTTCCTCGCCAAATCTCATCGCATTTGAATTTCACAATAGTGTCAGATTGGTCGCCAGTTAGTGTTGTCTGAACTTTATTTATGGTTTTCCAGGCGTTCTCTTCAGACAGGCCATCATTCTCATCAAGTCCGCCCGTAAAATCTACGTAGTAAGTTGCCATTATCCCCTTCTCATCTTTGCTTTTTGTGCGTTATATTCCTCTCTCGTAAAAAGCCCTTTCTCGATAAATATTTCTTTTATAGCAATAACGCCATCCAAGGCAGAGCTGACTTGATGAATCAAATCACCATGCCTTTCTTCCATCCGCTTCTCTATCTCTTTATTCATGTCTCGCTTAATAGAGAGAACTTGCTTTTGCGTCTCAGTCATGTGCTCAATAACCGCCCACTTGAAAGACTTCTTCCCTTGCTGGAAGGACGTTCCGGGCAACTGCCCCTTAGGCATAGCTATCTCCTTATTCTTAGGCGGCGTTCAAGTCAAGATCAGCATCAGTCAGGGTATATGTTCCCTGTGCACCGAAAACTTCGTCCGTCACGTCTGCCGCCCCGTAAAATGTTCCTCCACTCTCTGCAGACCAGAAGCCGACATAACTGACCGTCTTTCCGGCCCCCACATCGAACACGGGCTGATTTGACGAATCTAGGCTTCCACCAGATGCTACATTCCAAGTAATTGCCTTCCTGATATAAGCAGGGCTGCCTCCTGAAATCTCGTTCAATCCGGTATCTCCAGGATCGCCCTCGTGGAGTGACACGAAGACAGCAAGTGCACCGAGTGCGTCGAGCATTGCGTTTTTTCCTAATGAACCGTATGGCATTTTAAACCTCCATTAAATTATTTATCCTACGTAATAATGTCTTTTTTCTTTCTCTGGCCTTTCTATCATTTTGTGTCTCTTAGGCCGTCCAATCGCTTTTGCATAACCGTTATCTATAAGCGCCTTTGCAAAATGCGGTTGAACCTCTCTTATGTCACCCTTTTTGTAACAGGATTTAAAATCTCGGATGAATTCAATCTTTATCATCTTCTTTCTCTTCTGGTTGCCCCATGTTTGCAAGTGCTGGGATTACCGCATCCATTTCAATCTCAAACTCCACCTTGACCTTTCCGCCACAATTTGGACAGGTAACAATTTTCTTTATCGTCGGGGTTTCTACGGGTAGCGGGACTATTTGTTCTTTCTCTTCCTTTTTTGTCATTCAAAGCCTCCTTAAAAGAAGGATTAGGGACGGTCGCCAAGACGCTAAGCGACTCGCCACCGTCCCGTCCTTTTCACCTTGAAAACATTAAGCCAACATTGTGGCCTGTTTGTATCTCGCTCTCAATCTCACTAGAATTCCGCTAACAGCAACAGGTTGTGAATTACCTTCCGTGCATATAACTCCAATATGGGTATAGGTAGCAGTAAAGTCTTCGCCTCTTGCGAAGAGTGCTTGATTAACCCCTACGGCCGTAACAACTTGAGCAGCCTTAAGAACTGCTAGTGCCCCAAGGGCTCCAACTCTCTGCCACATCTGACAACTCAAAGAACCTGCAACTCCTGCGTTGGTATGAACATGAATCAGGAACCAAGCAAGGTCGTAATTCTGCATACTGTAGTAGGTTGCAGGATTAACTGCCGTTCCGCCTCCGGTGAGAGTTATGTGAACAAAAGCCGGGTCAGCTCGCATGTTTTCATCTGGTTTGTGTACATTTGCCAATTTTTCCTCCTATTAGCTTGTCGGTACATCAAGTGCCACGAATGGACTCACGGTATTGCCTCCCCTCAATGGAGTCAAAGGAGCATCCATCAAAGGTTGACCGTCTACCCTGAGTACCACTCGCCAAAATGTCTCGTCAGTTATAAAGCCTTGATGATACGTTTGTTGAAGATAATCAAAAGTATCATCGACATGACGAGACCCCATAATCTCCAATTCCTTGTCGGCTATCAGGTAATGGCCAGCACCGAAATCGGCAAGGATAATGTCACCCAAGGTGCCTAAAGACTGGCATTTTTCAGTTACAATGAACGGACGACCCCAGAGCGTTCTCTGGCTCAGGTCTAAGACCGTCGCCTGATTCACTGCCGGTGCCGGAGCTGTAAATAATTCATCCAGCACATCAGGGTTCAGAAGCCATACAGCGCGGTTCCAGCTATCGGGAAGTAATCGCCTTGCCATTCGAGCGATATCCAACCAGATAACATCACCCACATTCTGTCTTGGTACCGGGATCAGCGCATTGGCATTGAGAATTCCAAGCGGCTGTCCCACCCCTGACCCGTTGATGAAATAGTCATCCTCTATGAACCGAATTGCCTGTCCAAAAGCAATCTTCATGAAATCACCAAAAGCCCCGTAATCATCTTCTAGCTCGTTCGAAGCAAAACAACTCCCAATAAGCTTATGGGGCGTCAATTCACATTCACCCAAAGCGGGCTTGGTTTCAGCGAGAGACTTATCGGCTCTCTCTGCTTGCCATGTGAATGTAATGCCCCCAAAGATATTAGAGCTTCTGTCACTTTCTTTGAACTTCCTCACCTTAAGGGAATCTCCCTTTACCCTGAAAGCAGCATCGCCAACCAATGGTCTCACGATAGCATCTTCAAGTGCCGCGTGATAAATCCCATCAGCCCACTGCTCGGGAACAAGGAAACCCCCTTGTGAATCATCACCTTCTTCCATGTGTCCAGCCGTTTTCAATAGCCGACCGTCATTCAATTCGCCATCACAAACTTTACGGACTCTGGACAAGAATTCACCTAGACTTGAAAATCCGCCATCTTTCGTATCGTATCCCATTTCTTTCACTTAGCTTGTGGCAGCTCCGAGAACAACAAAGGGAGAGATCGTGGTCACTGGCGCTGCGGCATTCCGCGGCGTGAGCGTGGATGCGGGCCAACACTGACCTGCAACTCTAAGCACAAACCTCCAGCAAGTTTCGTCCGTAATGAACGCAACATGCGTAGAAACATCGATCGTGAGCGGCTGTCTGTCGAAGATGAAGTAGTAGCGCAGATCGAAGTATCCGACATCACCCTGTGTGCCTAACGACGGCATTTTCTCACTGATGAAAAAAGGTCGCCCAAAAATTCTACCCGGAACGGGATTCTCTGCTCCCATATTCTGGTTAATCCAGATAGGAGTGGTCGCTGCCGCCGGAGCGACATCGCCAGAAGTCATTCCGATCAGATCGGGCAGAACACCAGGATTGATAACCCAAGTCGCATAAGGATGCGACGGGCCGAGCATGCAGGCATACATCTCTCTCAGGTCTTCGAAGAACACACGCATCACGGTATTCCGATTCACAACCTTCAATGCGGCACAGTTAAGGATACCCAAAGGCTGTCCAACACCGTTGCCGTTAAGAAAGGCATCGTCCTCGAAATAACCCCAGGCAGACCCAAACATTCTCTTAATGAGAGGTTCGAGTGCTATGGCCGAATCCGCAAGTAATTCATTCGAAGTATAAGTCAGCCCTGCGAGTTTCTTCGGTATGAGCTCCATCTGCCCGAACTTAGGTTTGGTTGCATCTTTCTGTTCGCGCTCTGCTGTCCAGATAGCTTGTACTCCACCAAAAACAGTTGTTGCATGTGAAGTGTCGTCGACATAGGGAATTTTCACCGAATCGGTCTTGATCGGGGGAATGACGGTTGCGCCATTTGGGCGCACAATGGCATTCTCAAGTGCAATCATCTGTAGGTCGTTGCGATATTCCTCGGGAACAAGAAATCCGCCCTGAGAATCGTCGCCTATTTCCATGTGTCCCGCAGTCTTTGCTACCTTGCCTTCATCTGTGACGTATGAAAGCCTCGGGTCAAGTTCTTTGTTAACCCTAAACCGTCTCGTTGCCAGCAAGAAATCACCAAACGAGGTGAATTCCCCAGCTTTTTTCTCCGCTTCTTCAATCTCAGGGGTGAGCTTGAACTTCGAGACCAAATCCTGCATCTGCTCTTTAGCTTGGTCTTTGGCGTAATCGCCGAATTGCTTTTTCTGTTCGGTGAGTAGAATCTCTATTTTCTCGTCAACTTCTTTCTTCGCGAATTCCTCAAGATACTTTTTTGTCGTATCTTCGACTTTCCCCATCAGCTCACTCTCTTTCATGGTCACTTTTTCTTTTTCTTCACTCATTTCATTTAATCCAAATTCCACTGGCCTTTGGATTTCGGCTTTCTTTCGACCCCCCTTGTACCTAATGTCTCTATGGAGTTGACCTCAGTCGGCTAACGGTGTTGCTCCGTCTCCACCGACGGCCTCTTCCACTGACATCTCCGAAAAAGAGAACCTACTTTTTCCGAAGCCAGCGTGATTAATCAAAGCCATTGGTCATATAAACAATGACCTTGGTTAATCGCTTGATTTGAGTAGACGGGAGGGGTATAATAAAAAAAGCTCTTTTTTCGCTGTCACACAATGCCATGTTTGTCTCGAATCAAGAGTCAGGGAGAGATGCCCGTCTCTCCCGCCTCAAATTCTATTTATGCATTTTTTACCTAACCTTCCCTTTAATTCGGTCAACCTCAAGTGCGGCGGCTGCCCGAACTAATTCCTTAATCTTTTCGGGGTCATTCTTCTCTTTAAAGGCATCCGTGATAATGCTCTCTGCCTTTTCAGCCAAGACCTTCTCCACGACTATCCCAATATCCTCTGCGGTGATTGTCTTTTTAGTGCCATCCTTCTCGATCTCGATAGTGCGCTCTGTGACCGTACCGTCGCCATCCTCCTCCGTATCCTCTCGTTCACCCGCGGCATCAGCCTTCAGTACAGCATTAAGTGCGGTTATGGCGTCCTTGACGATATTCCTATTCTTACGACTCAGGACTCGCCCTGCTTTCAGGTCAGCAATATGCTCGTCTTTTTCGTCGAGCAACTTCTCATAAGTATCCCTGATGTGATTAACGGCTTCCTCGAGCTCGGATATCTCATCAGCTTTTTCATCGCTTTCACCAGATGGTGAAACCCCTTCCTGTCCTGGCCCAGGTCGCTCCTGTCGCCTCATCGTGCCTCCACACTCTGGACACTTGATATCCTTGCAGTGCTTATCCGATGTCAGCTTATGGCCACACTTGACACACTCACATTTGTACTTTTCCTGCTTTGTTTCAATTATTTCATCCGTAAGCTCTCCCACTGTTTTCTCCTCTTGGGCTACTATCATCCTCTCGTATCGCTCCAATAGCTTTTTATTCTCTTTTACCCAAGCCTTGGCTTCTTCCATCGTCCATTTTTTCACATCAAAAAGGTAAGTATGGATTTTTTTGACTTTTCCACAATAAGTCGCCTTTATTCCCTTGTCAGTCGATATGGTTATAGTGGCCGTTATCTTGCATCCTGGATTCACGGGAATATGGTGATATTCTCCAAGCGTCTCGGGTTTGGTAACAATATCCTTTTCAATCTCAATCTCTTTTTCTCCCGCATCGATTGTGCCCACAATCTTATAGTTAACATCGGCATCTTTATCGCCATAAAAAAGTTTTCTATCCTGCTCATCCAAATGCTCTTTTAGGTCTTCTGACATTTCTTTTACAAATCTATCCTTTATTTTCTTCTCGAATTTGTCCTTATCCTCAATGTCTTCCATTGTTATCTCAAATTCCCTATCCTCCACATCCTTCACGACCTCAATCTCGAGTTCCTTTTGGAAGCTCTTAGAAAACAGCCCCTTCTCTTGGACTATGGTCAACGCCTCGGGACAGCTCGGGATCGGGACTAGGGAATATTCCAGGAGCTCCCACTTGCTATATGTTCGCTTGGGTAAATCAGGGTCTTTCTCGAGTGCCTTCTGGTCTGCATCTTCCCATTCAATAGGAATAAAACCCACGCTAAAAGCATTGAGCAACGGGCCGGTTCCCCCTACGTCTTCCGTGTATGCCCTATAATATTCATCTGCCCTCTGATTCTTTGCAAATACAGTTTTGGCAATTAGCCCCACGTCATCCCGCTTAATCCACATACTCTTAGCGGGGGGAATAGACCTGTAATCATGAAAGCCTGGTACAATGGGATTCTTTTTGTAATTGTCCAGCATTGCGCCTTCTGGCAGAAGCCGTTCTCCATCCCTGTCCTTTATCCCCGTCGATATGTAGCTCACCACAGCCCGCTCTTTCTTCTTAACCTCTGTTTTATCCTTCTCTGCCGTGTAATACTTCCTGACAAATGGAATCTCGTCTTTTTTTATGTGAAGTCGCTGTGCGACCTCTGCGGCTTTATCGGGAAATACGTCCGCAAATTTAAGGTGTTCTGTGACCATCTTCATAATTGGCCTCCTCTATTTTCGTTTTTCTCTATAGGAGATTTCATCATAAAATAAATTGCTATTCCAAAAGCAATCCCAACTCCCGCAATGGGAAATCCTATTAACCATTCTGGCATATCATGCCTCCTCA